GTATATGTTAGATTTAGATAATGAGACATTAATAGAATCTTATTACGAAGCCATTAAATTAAACTTAGATATAGATTTTATTTCAATTTTAAAAGATGAGATTAAAGAACGAGGGCTATGTGAAAAATTAAAAAGTAAATCAGCGGGTGATCGGCATGATTTATCACTAATAATTGATTGATCACTATATTGCGGTTCTCACATAAATAACAAATACACTTACTGGATAATATTAAAATACATGGTTTCTATACAGTGAACAAACACCCCGCGTAAGATATGTCTAACCATGTAAAAGAAGCCCTCAATGATGGTATGAGGGCTTTTTGTTTAGGTCATCTTTTCTAAGCATTGTAAATTGGTCAGTGTATCAAGATGAGACTATTCGCCCCATCCCCACTAATCAAATTTTAATCTTGAATTGTCGTTAAAACTCCGTCATCAAAATACAAATACACATAATTAGGATAAACCCATTGTTCGCTAGTTCCATATTTAGTAATAGTTCTATTAACATCTTTTGGTTCTCCCCACCTTGATAATACTTCTTCACTAGTCATACCTAATCTAATTGTTCGTGCTTCTTTTTCTTTTTTTCTTTGCTCCTCGATTAACTTGTCTTCTCTAAAAGCTTCTTTAGTCCTAATCCTTGATTCTCTTGCAGCTTCTTTCACTAATATATCTACATTTTTTGGATTTAGTACCTCACCTTTTTCGTTTTTAATGATGAAAATTTCCTTTACTTCCTGATTCTCAAATTGAATCACTCGATTTGAAAGTGCGATAAACCCACAATACGGAAATTTCCCATTAGAACATAAATCATATTTTATGTCCTCAATTATTAGCATACTTGTAACATCCGATTCCCGATCATTAATTTTTATTCCATTAAAAGAACTCATCGTTTCTACAACATATCCATCCTCTTCTAATTTTTCAAATAGTGGTACATTCAACGCCAATTCAATTTCTTTAGATTTCTCTTTTTCTTCTTTTATTTCTGAAGATAGCACACCCCTATACTCGTCTGGAATTTCATTTAGAGCGTCCAAATATGCATCAGTGTTTCCACTTCCTTTTGATGCGAGAGCATATGCGTAGTTGTATAATTCTGTATACTCATTTTTCTTATAATAGTTTTTAAGTTTTTTAGTGACTTCTTTATATTCCTCGTTTTCAATTAATTTGACTACTACTTCTTCAAGACTATCTATTTCTTCCTGTTCTTTATCGAATTCTTCATTACTTTCCGCATTAATACTTTCGACGTTTCCTTCCTGTTCAGTTTCCTTTAATTGCTTTGTTGAACTTGAACAGGAAGCGAGTAAAAAGCAAAAAGCAAGTAATACAACAAATTTTTTAATTTTGACCACTCCTTAAGTATGTAATATATGAAAATTTTACCATACGGTCAATTTAAATAGAACTATTTAACTAGTAATATATAACTTTTTCGTTTAATTAGTCCTAAAAAAACAAAAAAAGGGGTTTACTCCACTAGTCGCCTTCTTAGTAACCAGTCGAGTAAACCCCTCTAAAAAACATGTGCATATGGTTCGATTTTCCCCTTTATAGCTCATATGAGAAACGATAATAAGCTTCAAGTATAAATACATAGGTCAGCACTTACCTACCCTCAAAACGTCTTATTTTTTGTAATGTGGTACATGAAATTATATACGTCCTGTCATGTCTTTTGCATCTCCTTAAACGAAAAAAGGCTTATCCACTGGAAGAACCAATGAATAAGCCAAAATATTATATTTTCCCTCGTGCTTTCAATTTCTTATGTACTTTAGTAAATATATTGTTTACGTCATCTTCTGAACCAACCATTTTATCTACATGGAAATAAAACTTATATTCATGATTATAAGTGTCGTTACTTGTACTATTCGAATTGGTTACGTTATTAGCTTCAATTCTCTTAGCTAGTCTTTGATAAACAGCATCAGCAAATGGATCCATTTGTTTACCGACTAAGGGAACAATTGCTTCTTTTCCTGCTTCACCAAGACCAGCGATTGTAGGTGTATCAAAGAAACCACCATTTTTGTGCCATTCAATATTAAAGTCTGGATAAGGAATGCCCAAACTGTTCTTTTTCATATCAACTGACACTTTAGGAAGTTTCAACTTAGGTAATGACCACTCAAAGTTGAACGCATCCTTAATTCTATCAATCATAGTACGGACAACATCGACTGATTCTGTAATTGGTGAAGTAATTGCATCTTTAATTTTATTAAAGATTTCTTGAGCTGTTGAGTAGATATTGTCAAAGATTTCTGAAACTCTATTTTTCATGGTATCAAAGGTTGTTCGAACAGTATAACTTATCCCCGAAACTACAGAAGAAACAAAAGAGCTAATCCCATTCCAAATAGTGGAAAAGTACTCTTTGATATATGCTAAAGCTACGCTCACCACCGTTTTGATAACATTAAGAGCCTGTGAAATAACTCCTTCAATTACAGACATGACACCGTCTACAATTTGTTTGATGCCTTCCCATGCTTTATCCCAGTCACCAGTTAAAACACCTAGAACAGTGTTTACGATACCTAAAATAACATCTAGAACACCAGATATTACTGTTTTAGCATTTTCCATTGTATTTGTCACATAGTCGATTATTATGCTACCGTATTTATCCCATAAATCAGAAACTCGTTCTAGAACAACGCTAATAATTTCGCCAATGGTTTCCATGATTGTCTGAATGGTTTCTTTCATTGCTGAAAATGTTCCATCAGAATCAGAACGCATAACCTCAATCTTCTCTCTGAAAAAATCAATGATTCCAGCAATAAACTCAAAGGTTGCATTCATTGCGTCTTGAAGCTTTGGAAGAATCTTTTCAGCAAGGTTCATCATGACTTCACCAACTGGCATAAGTCCAACCATTGCATTATTTTTCATTATTTGAAAACGTTCACCAAGAGTAAGAGTGTCTTCACCAGCTTTATCTATTGTTTCAGAAGAGTCGGCAAGTGTATCTTGTAATTCCTCAATAGAAAATGCACCTGACTTAATCATTTCAGCCATTTCGGGTCCTGCTTTAGAACCGAATATTTCCATTGCTCTAGCGGTTGCATCCCCTGCATCTTCCATATTCTCAATCTCTTCTATTACTTGAGGTAATACTTCGGCTGGGTCTTTTCCTTCTTTGGCAATATTAGCAATACCCTTACTGAAAGCTGACATTGCTTTGTCTGCATCATAACCTTTAGCTTCTAGATTCCCCATTAAAGTAGCTGCTTCATCATATTCCATTCCTGCTTGTCTCATAGTGGCACCGTGTTTATCCATCTGACTCATTAAGTCACCCACACCAGCACCTGTTGTCTGTGCAACATTCCATAAAAGATCCATCTTGTCCATAGATTCTTCAGCACCAATTCCCCAAGCTTCAAAACCACGAGAACCTGATTCAATTAGCTGGTCAGAAGCTTCACCACTGATACGTGATAAATCAAGATATTGCTTTGTTAAATCCTCTAATCCATCACCAGTTTCACCAGTACGAGTGTTCAAATCTGCTAAGGCTGTAGCTACTTCCTCCGCATCTTGTGGAACTTCCTTAAAGACATTCTTAAATGAATCCTCTAAATCATTCAGTGCATCACCAGTAGCGCCTGTTCCAGCTCTAATAATGCCACTAGCTTTTTCAAATTCTTGACCAGCATTGAAAGAAGCTGTACCAATTCCAACAAGGGCTGCACCAATACTTGCGACAGCTCCTAGAGCGATACCTCCAAGCACCTTCCCCATCTTAGAACCTTTTTTCTCTGTGTTGTTCATGCCTTTTTCAGCATTAGCTAATCCTTTTTCTAGACCTGAGCTATCAACGGATATTTTAGCTTGATAGGAACCTAAATCATATGTAGACATTAGTTTTCACCTCCTTCTGCTTGAGAAGTGGTGTAACCAGTCAACGCTCTAATAGCAGATAGATCAGCATTTTTTCTTGGATTCATGTATCTACGTGCTTTATCTAAATACTCTCTTCCTTCTTCTGATTTCCGTAGTTCTTTAACATGGCATTGTTTGATATATGCTAGGAAATGGCTGTGAGGCATTTGTAGAATACGATCATGAGGAAAATTATAATAAGAGGCTAATAGAGCGAAGTCACTAAACAATTCATACTCATCATTAAAAGAAGCCGTATCCCCTTTATTAGAAGGAAGATACGGCACTTTTAGTTTGGGTTCTGTGCATTTTCAGTTACTTTTTCTTGATAAATCTCAACAACACGCTTCATTTGTGAAACGCTTAGATTTTTTTCAACGAATTCCTCTGTAACGTCTTTTGATTCGTCTTGGCTTAGGATTAAAGTAACCATCTTCACGAACAAACCAAACTGAGCTTTATTCGTTTTTACTTTCGTTGCCTTATCTTCAAAATCTAAAAGTTGATTTACAAGATGCACACTCGGTTCTGGTGGAATAGTAAACATATTATCCTCACCGAATTTTAAAATTAACTGTTCTTGTGTTACTAAAGAAAGATCAATAATTTTTGACATATAATACACTCCTTATAATTGTTTGATATTTTTTGTGTAAATAAAAAAAAGAAGGGTTTCCCCTCCTCTTAGATTTCTTCAGTGATTGTTACGATGTTTCCATCTGATTTTGTTGTATCAGCTAATAATGTAAATTCAAAATCAAAGGCAGTTGCTTCTTCAGCATTAAATGTCCATTGAAGACCACTACGATTTTGTGCTCTATGCATCTCTAGAGTAATAGTCTTTCCATCTTCTTTCGTATGGACAAAACGTAATCGCTTAATAGGAACAGTTCGTTTACCGCCAATTCCTAGTGTGCGAGTCCCTGCTGTTGTATCTTCACTAAAATATCCTGCCATAAATTCACTGATATTTTTAAGATCATAAGTCACGATTCCAGCATTAAAAATAACAGTTTCCGATGTCATGAAGCTTCCAATAATCTGATTCTTAACTCCACCCCTTACATCTGTGAATTCGTTAGAGGCATTTAATGTAGCTTCACCACTACTTTCACCAACCTTAGTTTCTGTTTCATCCTCCGCAACAATAAAAAGTTCACCTGTACCAAATAAAATTTCTTGTGACATTAATTAATCATCCTTTCGTTTTTACAATAAAATAGTTAATCTGTTCGAATACATTTTCGCTTTCATGAAAAAATAAACTCCCACCTGTCATAAGTTGAGAGTTTAAAATAACCGTATTATTAACAGTTGTTGATGGTCGCTCTACATTTGCTTTGCTAAAATCCATTAATTCAACTAATCTATTTGAAATGTTACTAAGCTCTTCTTCCTTATCTGTTACGATTGTTAATTGCACACGGTACTCATTCGTGACAATGTTGTGAGAGAAAGGTACAAGATTATAAACAACATATGGGTAGTCTACAAAGCTTCCCTTTTCATTCTCTTGATCTTTATTAAAAACTTGTGGTCTCATAAAGAATATTTTCAACTTATTCTCATATGGATAGTGATTGAGTAGTTCACTTAATTTTTCATCAGAAGTTAGGTATTGAAAGAAAGTTGTAATCACTTAGGAGTCATCCCCTTAGCAATCATCTGTTGCATATTACCTTGGTTTTGCTCAATTGCATCACGTATATATGGCTGAGCTGTAATATTACGAACAACTGAACCCTCGTGTACCACCTCAGCATATTCAACATTTGAGGTTCCAACTGTAATATCACTTTGATTTTCTTTATGATCAACTTCTGAATTAGTATTTCTACGCAAATTGCCTGTCTCTCCGACTGGACTCCGCATTTTCGACTCTCTTTCCATCAACATACTAATCTCATTAGCTACTTTTTCACGTTGATTTCTTACGTCTTTGATAGCTTGCTGAAATTTGAAATTCTTCATTAATTAGCCCCCTTTCGAATGAGGACTTCGTAATGTTTATCATATTTCATGATTTCCGTAACCTTGTACGGCTCTTCTTGATATTCTATATCTGAAAGAATCTTTAGCTTGTCGTTAGGTTTGCAGAATACACGATTCGTACATTCTACATAAACACCATATGTATGCTCAGCTAAAGTATTGGAATACGGTTCAACGTCACCCTTAAACGGGGTTTTAACTATTTGAGTATCATCATAAATTGGCTGACCTATAGATGTGTAACCAATAATTTCACCCTGCTCCTCAGTAACGATATATAGAGTTTTAGTAAGTCTCATACAAACTTCATCCTTCTGTTTTCATTCAACCTACGAACAATATCAGGAGGAAGATCATCCCTATAAGATTCACTCAAACTACCCTTACCCTCAGATACAATATTTTCAACACCCTTATTACGGTAATTAAAAATAGAAATACCCTCAGCTAATTCATCAAGAGTAGAATCAAGCTCTGTTACATTGCAATATTTCAAGACTTGGTTTGTTGCTCTGGATAAATAAAGTGATAGAATATTATCCTCACTTGTATCATCTGCTGCAATATCTAACAATACTTTGATATTTTCAATAGTAGGCATGTATCACACCTCTATTCCTTTTGTTTTACTTTACTGACTCGTTTAGTTGTTGGTTTACTTGTCGGCTTAGGCTTTACTGCCTTCACCTCTTCATAATTAGCATCTTTCGTACAACGCTTGATATGATCAGCATCTACAACATCCCAAACAAGACCAGTTAGCTTATTTTTAAACTTCAATTCACATCAACTCCTTACTATATAAAAAGAGATAGAGCATTAAGCCCTATCCCTTCAGTTATGTATTTGATTAAACTGTTGCTGTAAGTACTGCTAGTGCCTCAGAACGAATTACTTCACTTCCGTAAACCATAAGTCCACGTACTCCATCAGCCATAGTGGATTCCAGACGCATAGCTTCAGTTTTATCAAGTTGCTTACCATGTCCAATAGCAGATTTATGAAGAGCAAGGAATTTGTAATCACCATTAGCATTAGTAGCAATTTCTTCTGAAACAACTACTTGCAAGCCATTGATTCGTTGCCCCTCCACTATTCCATTTTCTAATACTGTTGGATTTTTTGTAAAACGATCATCCTTAGAAAGAAGACCAAGCGCCTCAGCATTAATTACAACAAAACGGTCTGATTTAGGTACTTTCTTTTTAGAAAGCTTTGTTCCTAAGTCAACGATAGTATCATAAATGTTAGTTTTACTTAATGTTACTGGAGTTGTATCATCACCAATCACATTATCAGCATGTGCTCCAGTGTATAGACCAAGAATAAACTTATCTACTGTTTCTTGAAGTGAAGCTGAAGCTTCTGAAGTATGTGTATCAACTAAATCTCCTGCACTTTGGATGGCATCTACATCATCAACTGAAAATGCGAAATATTTCTTTTGATCCATGTTTAGCTCTACAGGAGTTGTACTTACTGTATCCCATGAAATTGTACCTTCATAATCTTTAACTGCTACTGCTCCAGCACGATTAAAGATAATCTTATTACCTTCAATTTTTACTGGTTTTGAAGTAATTACTTCTGCAATAGAAGCCTTTCGGAAGTTTGTTAATAGACGACTTTCCCATACACTTGGAATAAATGATTGTACTGACATAATAATATCACCTTTACCTTTTCTAATTTTTTATTATAGTGCTTTCATCTTTTAAGTCTTAAAGCCCGAAACAAGACATAAAAAGAGACTTGCTATACAAGTCTTAATTAGTTACTTTTTAATGCTTCACTCACAACTTCCCAATCTAAAGCACTGACTTCTTCAGTGGACATACCTTCGAGTTGTTCACGAGTGATTGTTTTTGGCTTCTCTCCATCTTTAGGAGTAAAACCATTCGACTTTAATTTTTCATTTACAACTGTCTGTAAATTGTTTGACCAAACGTTCTTTAGGCTTTCTAAATTGGACATTGTAGACTCTTTACTTTTCGTACCATCTTCATCATCGTCTTTTTCCAAAGAGATAAAATAATCAACGATTTCAGAAGGTAATTTATTATCTGTTGCAAATTTTAATGCATCATTGCGAACAGATTCACGAATTGTTTTCGACTTCCAACGTTCAATCTCTGCTAAAGCCTTTTCAACCTCTAAAGCCTCTGGACTCTTATTTGCAGGGTTACGCTTTGCAATTTCATCCTCAATAAGCTGAGGCATAGTTTTCTGTTTAAACGTGTCTAAACCTTTAGTAAAATAACTATCTAGTTTTGGTTGTAAAAGCTTCTTACCATCTTCTGTATCAAGAAACGCTTGAACTCCCTCAGGTGTTACTTGAGATAACCCCTCTAGGTATGCTTTTACTTCTTCTTGATCCTTGTTCTCTTCTAAAAACTTCTTAATTTCTTCTAATGTCATAGATATAACCTCCAACCCTTTATGTACGAGCCATAAAGTGCAATATTTTTGTTTTTCACGTTGTTCTTTTACGTCTGCAACATAAAAAAAGACATACAAAAAAGCCACTATAAGTGACTATATTTCATTAGCTTCTGCCCATTCCTTATAGTTTTGATAAGAAATGTACTCTTTTGTTTCATTATCTTTTCTGATATTCGTACCACCTTCAACTACTGGTACAATATCGCATTTACAATTTGGATGAAAAGGAACGATAGGACGCATAGAATCATTAAGATCAAATATTTGTCCATCTAATTCAGCACAATCAGCACATGTATTAGCTTCAAGAGTGGCTAACCATTGAACTTGTTGAATCCCATTCTCTTCATAAATCTTTTCACGAGACTCAGTAATGATATGAGCAGTCTCAGTCCTTACAAGTCTTTGAGACTGATAAGCTTTACTATCAAACTGCTCATCAAACACTTTTGCAATCTTATCAAGCTTATGACCTTCACGAATTCCGCGTTCTAGATTAGTTGACAAAGCTTCTTTTAGTGCCTGTTGATTCATCCATATTCGTTCAGAATAATGAGCACCTGACCAATCATTATTAATGAACCCATCAAGTATAGAATCATTTACACGATCAAAATTAATGCCAAAACCTATATTCTGCTCTAATGTGAAAGCACTTCTATAATAAGATTGCGTAAAAGCTGCACCAATAATTGCTGTCATTGTTACAACTTCAAGAGTAGCAATATTATTTAGTTCTTCATCAACTTGCTCCTCAAACTTATCAATAACACCAGTCATATAAACTTGGTTGTAATCAATAACTCCATCTTCTGAATGATCCATATATAATTGAGCAACTAATTGTTTCAATTTATTCTTACTGTTTTTATACTGCTTTAAGACAACATCGTAATCATTATCAGATTCCCCTAATAGATCTTCTAAAATCTTTAATAAATCATCATTCAGAGCCATTATTATTACCTAACATTTGTTGATTTCTATTTCTTAAATCAGCATCTAAACCAGTAGAATCTAATCCATTTTTCAATTTTTTAATTTCTAATGAAGGTTCTTGGATCTTTGGATGCCATGAAAGGAGAGTTTCTAGGGGTACTATATTGACTAATTTAGCAATTTGATCTGTAATAGCTGCCTCATCTGCTGGGATATCTCTAGAAAATTTAAATGTAATGTCAGAAGGAATGTATTCCTTACCTTGTTTATTTAACATGGTTACAATCATACGAATACGTTTCCTTAATGCCTTTTCCATCTTACGTTCCTTCATACTGCTCTTTGTTTCAAGTCCGAAAAGGTGAAATTTAAGAGCTTGCCCACTTAGGTTACTGGAGAATTTAGAAGAAGTTAATCGAGGAGTATCTGATTGCTCATGAATTAAATGATCAAGTGTTTCGTATAAATTATTTTGAAATTCTGCATTAGCATCTTTCGTTAAAAACTTGGCTTGCCCAACATCATCCAATAAAAGTACTCCATCTTGCTTCATTTGTTCAATGTCTTCTTTTTCTGTGGCTTTATACCCTGCCAAAATTAAGTACGCATTAACAAAACTTTCATTACTATTAATAGCATCAGAAAGTAAGGTGTTTATTGCATCTACTTGAGTAATAATTTCCTCAAAATCGCCTTGTTCTTCTTCATTGTTTAGGTAAATAGTAATTGGAACTTCACCAAAATAATGCTCAAGATCATTTTCATTTTTATCTGAAACGTATGTTTTCCCACCATCATTAGAAATAAAATGATAAATTCCATTTTTATCATACACTTCAACTTTTATTTCCTTTGAATTATCATCTTTTTTCAATTCCCAATAACGTAAACCAAAGAGAATATTATTCTTACTATCTCTTTCTATATACATTTCGAGTGGACTGTAATGATTGAATCGTATGTTGCCATTCCTATCAATAAAGTACAGTTCATAGCATTTGCCGTATATGGAAAATGTCTTAATAATTTCAGCGTTTGTATCTTCCTCATTATTTATATAGTTAATTATCTTTAAATCATTCAAGAAATTTTGATTACCTGATTGTGACACATAAGCAAGTGGCATAGATGCAAAGTACCCTAACATCGTGTTAATTATTTTCTTAGGATACAAGGTAACTACTTTATTGTTTGGCTTCTGCGGATCAGGTAATTTACGATTTAAAATTTTATGCTTTCCTATGTAATAATCAAATAATTTTTGATACCTGGGTAATTCTAATTTGTGTTTCTTAATCGCTTCTTTAATTTGATTGCTTGTAATCAATGTCTAACCTCCTATAGTCCTAATATTTTTCTATCTAGTGATTGAATGCGCTTATTATTAATCTTTATTTCATCTATTCTGTTTGCAAACTCAGCTAAACAATCGGCTGCGTCATCATGGAGAGTAAATTGCTGACCAGAAAAATCCATTACCTGATCTAAGAATGTCTTTTCAACTCTTTCTTCACAAAAAATAATCCTACCGTTATCCACATCAGAGACAATAGTAGAAATCTTTTCATCCTTATTCTTTCTTTGCATTTCATTAATAAAGGTAATATTTCTTTTTGCAATGGATGGATGTTTAATAATCTCATTTTCGATACGCTCAACATCTAAACCGTTATATGTATTCTTCTCAATAAATACATGCGTAAGATCCTCAAATTCTTCAAGCAACTCAATCACATGATTTATATAATGATCAAATTCATCAAACTTTCTAAGTTGTCCTTTGCGAATATATTTGAAATCATTATCAGCTAAAGAGCCAACAACAAATGCAAAGTAATCGGAACGAGTCTTATTTTTATTTTTAACACCAGCAGTATCAATCGTAAGCAATGTTTTCTTAAAGCTATGATCTTCAATTTCTTCAATTGTTTGTGTACGATTTGACTTGAACCACTTGTCACCAATATTTTCAACGTTACACATTAGCTCTTGCATGAAAGCTAATCGTTTAGTAAAATATTTTAGCGCTAAATTATAGCAATCATACTTCTCCCAAATTGTAAGAAATTCCATACAATCTTGATTCTCAATAAAATATTGTTTAGCATCTTCTGTTGAATCTTCACGCTTATCATCAAAAAGGATATTTCTGAATTCCTGCCAATACTCATGATTATCAAAATACTCATCAACATTAAATTCTACAACACTTCTGTGAAAGACTTTATATTCAGGATTCTTTGAGATTGAATCAATGAAATCACCTTGAGCAAGTGGAGTACCTAGAACTAAAAACTTAGTAGCTGGTTTAATCAATTTACCATTACGATAAACCGCTGCATCTCCACCTTCTTCTACTTCTTTTAGCCACTTCTGATACTTCTTTTGCTTGCTATCATCGGTTAAGATATCACTCTCAGCAATATAATCATCAGCTATGTAGACCATAGGACGGTAAATACCTTTAGGGGATATATAACCAGCACCACGAACAGAGGAACCAGAGGAATAAGCCTGTATTTTAGTATCATTATCCAATTCTAATTCAAGTTTATTGACAGTACGTTTACGAGGATTAACCAAGTTTCCGAATGCGTGGACAATGTGAGGAGTTTTCAATGCTTGCTTAGTTTGATCAACAAAATTAACCGCATCTAACTCACGATTAGCGAGTACAATTGTATAACGACTTAAGCCATAGCAATGGAGATAACAACTCAGAGCCATATCAATAATAGTTGTTTTGGCACAACCTCTAGGTAGAATGAATTCTTGCTTATCATGTTTGTGATTAATGAATATATCTTCTAATTGCTTCCATACTTCATAATGAACAGGAGCTAAAGGACGAACAACATTATTATCTTTAGGGATAAAGAAGTCCTGTAGGAAATATTGACAGAAGAATGATAAGGAGCGTTTACCAAGAGAATATGCGAGGCTATTTTCACCAAATAGGTTCTTGTCGTGCTTAGTCATGAGAGCTTTCACTCGTGCTTTAGCTGTGCTAGAGTCTAAGCCTTTATTTTGCGTTAATTCTTTATACAAGTAATCTCTGAGTAGATTACGATTTTCAATGGTGTTAAAATTAGTTATTTTGTTCACCTCCAGTTAAAGAAGATATTTAATATGAGTAAATAAAAAGAACCCATCCCTAAGTGGATGAGTAAGTAGTTGTTGCTTCACCTAATTTAATTTTCTTGGTTTTGCCTTTATTATCAACTATCCTCATAATTGACTTGTAATCAATTATTGTATTTGCTTCATAGTAGCTAATGCCAAGTTTTAAGGTAATGGATTTGCTTGTTCCTGCATCTAATTCAATAATTTCTGTCGGAATAATAATAGGATTCTCTAATCTCCGATTCTCAATTTGAATTGAGGTTATTGAAATCTTACGCTTACCTATATTGTTCAAAAGCAAATCTAGAGTGAGCATTATTTTAACATAAGCATATTCATTAGCTGCCAATGGAGTCTCTTCGAATCCTCCTCCACCGTCAGATTGGTAAGCCTTAATGTAGTAATCTTTTTTGTTGATAGTTAGTTTACCTTTATCAATGAAATAGTGCAGGAAAATGAATAAAGCAACTGGTATAAGAGCAGTGATAAAACCCTGAATATGGTCAATTGTAATTTCCATAGTACCTCCTCCTAACATGTCATGTTATCAGATTATCATATTAGAAGTCCAAACCTAGAAAATTTTATAAAAAATTGTGTAGCTCGTTGCAGGGATATTTCAATTTCCCAAAATAGAATACCCCTACCCTATCCAAAAAGAAAAAGACCATCACTTATCTGTGACCGTCTATAATACAAACGTATCTAATTCTTTTTCAATCTCTTCATCAGTAATACCAATGTAAGTTAACGTTATCTTCGGTGTACTGTGATTAAGAATGTGTTGAAGCTTTGCAACGTCCTTTGTCTGCTTATAGAACCAGTAGCCAAACGTCTTACGCATTGTATGAGTACCAATTCCTTCCTCAATATCAACCATCTCTGCTGCTTTGTTAAGCTGTCTATAAGCTTGAGTAGAACTGATAGGCTTATCACCTTTACGAGAAGGGAATAACCACTCACTATCCACTGTCTTAATATACTCTTGAATCTCATCATATATATTGCCTAGGTTTAATACTCTAGCCTTCTTTGTTTTACCTTCTTGAATAGTAACCTTTCTCTTCCTTTTAAGATCACTAACTTTAAGCTTTAACAAATCGCCTACACGTAGTCCAGTATTGATACCAATTAAGAATAATATGTAATCACGCTCATTACACCATTTCTTAAGCGACCACTTCATGTCCTCTAATAGTTCTTTGCTTCTAATTGGCTGAACATCTTTAATTTGATTTTGTGTAGTCATTATTTATCACCCTTCCTTAACTCAATAGAATCAACGTTTTGAATGTACGTTTTTTTAATTAAGTTGAGTATATCATGATAAATTAGTTAAAGCTAGTAGTATCAACAAAACGAATGTAAGTTTTTATTTAAAAACGTACATTGGAAAAGGATAAAAAATATTACTCTTCTTCCTTATCAACTTCCCACTCTTCAAACTCAGCATCAAGAATGTCTTTATCTACTTCATTAGCTACATTCATTCCAGTATCAATATCAAGTTTGCTAGTAGGCTTACCAAGGTTTCTATTGATAAAATACTGGTATCCCTCAGCCTTCACACGTTGATTGTCTGTAGAATCGATTAGATCCCAATACTTATGTACAGCCTCAGCTAATTTACCAGCAATCATATCCATACCAAAAACTTTTATTTCCTGTTTAAGCCTGTCTATCTCAGCCTTAAACTTTTCATCATTCTTTTCCCACGTCCACAAGGTTGTTCTATTCACTCCAACAACGCTTGCAATCTCTTGTTTTTCCATTGCTCCCTGTGCAATTAACTGTGCTGCCATTTGCTTATTTTGTGGTAATTTATTATCTGACATATACTACTTACACCTCCCAACATTACAACATAATTCAAACACATAAATTCCTAATTCTTAAATATAAATGGAGTACAAACTTAAAGGGGGAAATACCTTGTCAAATGATTATAAGTTAAATGAACTAGACCTAAATTATCTTAAAGATTTAGACAAGAAGCTAAATGAAATTCAAGCTGCCGCTACTACTTATGGCACTTATCAATCAAACCAAGAACTTCTTTCTATTGTTGATCACCTATGTCGTGTAGCAGGAATGGTTACAAGCTTACAAATACAAAAGCTTGAAAAAGGCTATGTTGAAACTTATAGACCACAAGGCTATATAGATGGTAAACTCAGCATAGCTTATAATGGTATGATGAGATACAACAAGAAAACACGTGAAGTTTAATCTCTCTTAGGAGAGATTTTTCTTCTCCTCACCAATCCTCTTATCAATCATCCCTAACAAACTCTTCATCACTATCTTCTTTCCCTCTTCATCTGAGCTATCATATATCCTAACTAACTCTCTAATCTGTCGCTCAAACAAAGCTGACATATTCTTGTATTCAATCATTTTTAATTTCCTTCCAAAATAAAAAGCACCCATTATGGATGCTTATACAATATCAAAATATTTCCACTCAATATCTCCTGATAGATATCCATCTTTTACTTTTACCGTAAAGCCATGCTTACTATAGAAATGTTTTAACTTAGCTAAATGTTCAGAATCATCAGGAGCCAAATCTCCAGTAATCAACTTTATTCCATCGTTTACAGCTAATTCTTGAAGATATCTCATAAGGATCGACCCATAACCCCTATGCTTTTTGTTCCCCATTATATCTCCAATATGTAGCCCGTTACCAAGTTTATTTGCTAATATTCTAAAATCTGCATCCCAATGTATCTTTTCACAATCCTTCAGAAATATATAGTAACTGTCTTCATCGGCAAGCTTATAAATAATAACCCAATTTAAATTTTTGTCTTGTTCAATACCTAAAATTTTGAAATTACATGCAGAATTTGAACTAATCAACTTAATGTTTTCTCTGATAATCTCAAACTGATCTAATTCATTTTCTAAAAGGTTTATCCTATGTTGGTAGTAATCTTCAACTTGTTTTCTTCTTGTAAATAACATATGTCACCGCCCAATAATTTAAGATTAATAAATTATACTGGCTTTTAAATTGAAATAGTACTTACTTTGAAATTCTCCTCCATATAAAAAAGCACCCTTTACGGATGCTCTCTTGTTTTGCACATAATAAAAAAGACCCCACTCAAATTAATGAGAGAAGTCTTTTAGAATGAATCTCTAACGCATTAGAAAATCATTAAAGTTTAAATCAGACAGTTATTAGCGCACTAATAATGTCGAACGTTTATTGTTTAATTAAATATTAACAAAATACAACTACAATTGTCAATACTTTTTATCTGTATTCTATTCCTTCAGTTATAATATTTTTATAGTTATCTAATATTTGTTTAGTCTGCTCATTAGCTAATTGCTTACGTCCTTTATCCTTTTTTGGAAGTCTATTGATTACTTCAATTCTTCTTGAGTGAACGTATTTTATTTGAGAAAAACTAACATAACTTTTATTAACACTCACTCCTGTAGCACTTGGTAAATTGAGGTTTTCAAAATACAAAGTGTTACTACCAAAATCTTGTACTTTAGAAGTTAAAGGGGCTACTAAAAACATCTCTCCTTTTCTTGAAAGAACTACAGCATAATGAGTATCATTAATTTCATCAGTGAATCCAAAACCATAATGAACATTTATGATATCACCGTGCTTTAAATTGTAGGGAAAATTCTTCTTTTTAACTTTGTCTAAATCGGCTTTGACTTTATCCTTTGATACGATTCCGTTTTTAATTTGATTTTTTAAAAATCTTTCTTCCGAGTGTTTTCTGGCACTAACAAGTTTATGTATATACCAATCTGAAACAAAAATTGCGTTTTCAGTATCTAATTTTAACAATTCACCTTTTAATGCATTTATCTTCCCTAATAATTTACCATCTATTCTCACTCTAGTATCATTTTGCATCATCTTCATCTCCCATCCTATCCATTATACGACAAGATAAGAGATAATTCCTACTAATCTGCTAATATTTAACTAATAAAGTAAACTCCTCTAATCAAAGGCAATCCCCTTGCTTTTCTCCTTTAAAGAAGTGTCTAGCATTTTCCACCCTTCTTGGTAATATCCTTAATTAAGTCATCAAGTTTTTCTTCATCTCTCTTCTTTTCAACCAACACATAAACCACCTCTTTAAATATTCTCTCAGGAGTTGTTGTTATGACAAATGAATATGTTCATATTGAAATCGCAATTAAGAAGGAAAATTATGAACGGTTAGTTAAAATTGTTGAATATTACAACGCTAAAACCGATCTTCTTAATAAAGATTGGGAACTTACAAGTGTAGATAAGCTCATTAAAGGTTCTATAATAAAACAAATTGAAGAAATAGAAACAATCTTGAAGCCAGTAATTCTAAAAGATGATGAACTCAATAATGAGGGAAAGTTAAAAAACAGCCTTCAACAAATCATTAAAGACAATGGTTTACGACAAACTGATATTACCGAGTTGACTGGAATAGCTAAAACAACGTTGAGCGGTATTCTCAATAACCGAAATCAACCATCATTAGATCACTTTTTACGAATTTGGTCTGTGTTGGGATTTCCAGATATTAGAAGGTGCTTCTATAGAGAATGATTTATTCTATATACTATTCACTAGTTAATAATTTTATTTGTAAGTGGACTTAGAGGGAATTGAACCTCCATCACACCAGTTATGAGCTGGTTGCTTTACCTATTAAGCTATAAGTCCAAAAAGAAAAAGCTAAGCATCACGCTTAACCGCTAATCATCAATTTCTACATCTTCATAAACTTGATCATACCAATAATCTAAAATGGCACTCTTGATATCATCAGTCATATGTTCTTCTTTATCTAACATTTCACCGAACTTATCAAACTCTCTAGCAATCAACTCTTTATCACTCATTTTCTTATCCATATGCTCACCACTCATCATCATTTTGCATATGTGATAAATCAATAAACGGATACTGCTGCCAACGCTGAAAAGGATCTTCTACAAAATAAAACCGATCATTATTCTCCTCATCTATGACAACCGGCACTGTATTCCATTCACACTTGTTTCCTGATTCACCCATACATTGCTCATTATCTTTAAACCTAGCAAAAGCACCGCATTCTAAACAGTAATAAAAATTACGCTTCATGACCTCTCCTTTTGTCCGCTTTGATATGTAATGACAATATCCCTTTTCTCACTCTCACATGGCTTACAATAGCTCTTATCGTCAATCACCATACAATTAGTGCAATACTGTAAATTCTTGACCTTCATCTAGCTCAACCTCGCATAATTTCCTAATATCAGCACTCAGCCACTCATTACCTTCTATAAGCTTCCTGGCAATAAAATAATATAAATCTGAATCAAAAGTAGGTTCATTATCAGAGCGTATGTAATTTATATATTGATCTGCATATGCAATTTCATCGCCAAAGAATATCCGAATGTTACTCTCAATCAATTCATCAACAAATTGTTCTATCTGATCCACTACAACACATGCTGCTAAAACGTTATCCGTATAGCCCAATGATAATGTTGGATTAAAAATATACTCACCATCTAAAAAACAGAATTTTTCAAGAAAGCTCATATTAATAGCCTTGTCCTCTATATACTCCCTGAACGTTTCATTAACTGACTCAATCTTTGCAAGCTCATCCATACACTCATGTTCATTTGAAGCTACAAATAAGCGAACATCATCATCTAAATTTTCTATATCTTCATTCGCAACTAAAAACAAATATTTTTTACTCAAATTAATAACTCCCCTTAATTTTCAATTTTGAAGTATACTTTTTCTTCTGTTTCTCTTCATCTCTTTTTTCTTTTTCTAAATATCGTTTAACCGCTTCAAGCTCTTCTTCACTTGGCTCCTCATATACTTCTTCTGGAGTTGTCACTCTTAATTGTTCATCCTTCTGAGTAGCTTCAATTGGTTTTTGTTCAACAGCTTCATCCTCTATAGGCTTCACAAGAGGTTTATCTGTGCTTTGCAGGTAACATTTTATATATTCCAACTCTTTAAGTATCATTTCATTCTCATCCATAAGCCTATTTATAAAAGGCAATATCCCACCAAACAAATGATCATTAGCTTCCTTCGACTTTTTATATAGCAATCTATCCAACTCATAAAAACTCATTTCCGCAACTTTATATTCTCTGTCTGTTTTTCTCATTTTTTCATCTATCCTTTCGGCTCTAATTTATATTTATAAAACTAAGAGGATTGCAATTCGTGGAACACATGAACAGAGCTAGATAAAAATACCTAGCTCACTGTCTCTCATGTGCAATAAAAACTTAATTAAATTGGAGGAAATACAATAATGAAAATTACTAAAAATTCTCAAATTGTACAAATTCAACCTTATGTTTAACGACCGAGGAAGAATAGGGCGACTGCAAGAAATATCAGCCGATACGGTCAAGATTATTACCTATATCTACTTTCCCATTGTTCTGTTTGAAGTATCACATTTTTTATTTTCTGCTCAGTAGATACACTCAACGTTGATTTAAAATTAAACCATTGAGAAAGTGCTGAACCTGAAACACCGATAGATTCAGATATCTCTCTATATCGAATTCTTTTTAAACGTCTTGTTTGATCAAGTTCTATAATTTCATTTTTTGTTAGTCGTTTCATTTCACTCCCTCCTTCTTTTTGGATTATCAATAATACTATTTAAGTAAATTTTATTAAGTTTAAAAAGAGAACAGGCAGGAGATTAATCAGAACCTGTTCTTCTAAAGACTTAGTAAGCATGGCTACTTACTAAAGTTAATAACATATGGAAATGGGCGAGATTAACTTAAAGCTTTACATTCGTAATATATCATGTTATGATATATTTACGGAATCGTATAAACTTTATTAAGTTAAAAAGAAAGGTATCACTACACACCGTATAGGTTATCGTGCTACCCTCTCCATAAGGCGAACTTTATTAACATAAAAAAACCTTGAAAATCTAGCTAAAACACTAGTTTTTTTCAAGGTTCACTTTTCTATTGGTGTGAATTTTTTGACTTAAATGCGTTCAAGAAAACTTCTCGTTGTGTCGAATGTAAAATATTCAACAATTTAATCGCATCTTCACTATTATCTTTGATCATTCGCATTAAGATAGCACACATCGTATCTTCTTTCACATTTAATTTTTCAATATGAAAATTGTAGTATTTAACAATATTTTTGATGCGATTGTTACGCTCATCCTCATCTCGAATACTGCTATATGCATTTTTTATATTACTACTGTATTTCTTTACGTTATCTCTTATCTTCTTTTGCTGGTGGCGGTTAGCTTGTTTTACTTTATGCATCACCAGCAAGCTTCTGAAATCAACATTCTCTCGTTTAGTTGCATATTCTAAATTACCTAATTCTTGAGCAAGATAATCCATCGGACATCTGTAATATTTAACTCTATTTCTAATAGTGTCGCTTTCACTTATGAACTGCCAAAATTTAGGCTTCCTTTCAGCTAATTCAGGTAATTCTTCAATATGCTCAATCTCATCTTTAATATTGATTTTATAAAGCTTTTTACTCAGGTCAATGACTACACCGGATAAAACTGTTAGAACATCAGTCTTCTTCAACAACCTTTCGAGCTTCCTTCCTTTCAACCCTTTATCTTTAAGATCCCAATATGTCGATAAACAAAATTGACCTAAATTTACCACATCTCCAATTTTCTTTGAGCTTTCAGCTAAGGTATTATCAATTTCACACATACTCGTTTTATTTAAGCTATATTGCTTCTTTTCACTTTCCAATTTATTAATACAGACACGATATCCCTTCTTACAATCCTGAGCAATAACTTTCAATTTTTCGCTATCAATCAGAAGCACCGTATCTGAGTCATAGTCGCAGCCTGATAAAGTATCCTGCAATGGATATTCCCAAGCGTTAACTGCCACAATATTCTTACTAAAATTAAAATACTGTTCTAACTTATCATTATCCGTATTCTTAGCTAATAAAACGTTACTCGGACTGGTATTAGGATTTCTAAACCCTACCAATTCAATTCCAAAATCAAATAATTTTGTATGTACCTCATTACCTTCAAGCGTTAATACTGGATTATCAATATCAAATTCTCCAATACTATGTAGAAGCATTTCGTAAGGATTGCCGACCATGACACAATAGTCTGCTTTAGGAATACGAACCTTTCCACTTTTGACTTTTTTACCATAATCATAGATTTCCTTAGAACGAAACTCCCTGAAAATTTCAGTATGTACAATATCATTATTTTGTATATATAGATCAACCAACATCTGATTACTATTCATTTCATTAGCATTTTTTTCAAGATGTTTTATGAAATGGTCATCATTCTCTTTTAAGTCCATTATGTAGTTTCTCTCATAGCTTGCAAGCTCAGCGACTTCATCTTTACTTAGCGGTAAGCAATTAATCATTTGGTAAGAAAGTGATTGAAGTATATTACCCTCTTCATCTGTTCCGTGTTTGGATTGCTTTTCATGCTTGCAAATTCCAAAGGAACAACCTTCATCACTGACTAGCTGTTTCCAATGCTGAAACATTTTATCGTTTAATTTCCTCACAACTTCCTTATCTTTAAGATTGTCACCTTCTTCAGCAAAGACATGACTGAACTTAAGACATTTAAGGCTAGAAGGAGTCGTTATCATGTGAACGTCCTTTGCATGAATCGTATTACCGAACATGTCAGTAAGCTCCCATTTATCATAAGCAATATCATCTGGACAGTTATCTTCAAGAAACTGCTGAATATTAGTATTAAACGCTGCTGATTTAAAGAAATGGTGACGTAATAGCTTCATTGATCCAACATCATCATAATATTGCTCATCCAGCAATGATTGTCCATCAAATAAACTATTGCTAACTTTAACATTCTCTTTGAAGCTGTCTAGAAGCTTACTCTTCTTATCAGTTTTTACTACATTACATACCTCATCAAATTCACTCTCAATATCATCCACCACAAGAATGTTGTTAGGATTAATTTTAATCGTTTCTTCAATACTCGAACCAACAAGAGACTCATAAGCAAGTAGGCTAGCTAAATCAATTGGTTGATCTTCTTTGAATGGCAAGTACATTCTTGACCAATCAATCATTTCGTCATAAAGCTCTTCTCGGATAAACAACACCTGTCCAGTGCGACTTTTTGAGCTAGAGCGCCTATAAACCTTATAGACAATTTCTTCAACTTCGTGTGTCTTTTCATCTACAAATTTAATCGTAAAGCCATTCTCATAAAGATATTCTCTCAAGTCATCATTTTTAATCTCTTTCCATTTCTCCTTATAAACTTCGGGATCAGTTTTTTCACTTTCTATATAACTAATGAAGTCTTCAAGAGTTTTCTTGTAGTTCTTTAGCTTATCCTTTTTTTCTTCAGTTTCAGAATTAGCTATCTTCTTATCTTGTTTTCTAATTTTACTTTTACATGCTTGAATAATCTGATCTCCCGACTTAACCTTTTGTTTAAATTTCACATTGATTATGTCATTGCTAATTTCTTTGTCACTGGTTTTAACAGGCATTGTTGACAATCCTTCATCCTTCACCTTCATCAATTCTAGACTATGCGGTATCATTCCCACGTAATCAAGATTAACTTCTTTATCTCTGAACACGTGACCGTAAATATCATTTCCCTCAAGACTTAATATGTATACTTGCTTATTGTTGTTTGCTTCCAAATAATCGACTCCTTAAGTTGTAATTTAGTATGTAAAGATCAAGTTCAAAAGAAAGACCTTGGGGGCTCCACCATCTAAATTTTTTTCTCCGCTACGCTACAAAAAAATTTTACCTCAGCAGCCCCCAAACCCCCGCTGAATAGTCTTTCTTTTAGTTGTTAAATATGTAATATTAAAATTTGACACTTTGAGTACCTAGCAGTATTTTATGTATTTACTAGTAGGCTAAGGTGTCATATTTTTTCAACAGAATAAATCATCTAACTCATTAGCGATATTATGTGTGATTTCATTCGGTAGTGTTGGTTCTAGCTCTATTTTCCTAACCTCATGAACTATGTTGGTTGATCCTGCTTTTATAAGAACATGTAGTAACTTTTCTGTGTCTTCTATGTAATTATCTTCAACTCGGCAATCACTTGTTTTTAAAGTGCCCCATACTGCCTCGTTTTCCTTTATTGCCTTTTTTCGTCTTTCGTTGGCATTATGTAAAAATTTATTTATTACCGTTTCGTTTAATTTGCCTTTCTGAATATCAACATCTTTCAGAAGAAGATCCAATATACTGTTATATGTTGAGAGAATCCCTTTTTGATTAAGAGTTATATCGTATGCAGAGTAATAAAAATCAATTTCAAAAGCATTATCATTATGTATCTTTTCTTTCACACGTTGCTTAAAGTCAAACCATTTATTTGTACCTACCACATCTGAAACTTTATGTATTTTCGCTCCAAGAAACTCAGTATTCATTTCATCTAACACTTCTCGTTCGCAACTGATTATAAATTCCTCTTCATCTACATCAGCTATTTCATGCTTATATTCATCTAAACGCTTAATCATTATTGCCTTTTTGAAAAAGATACACCGTCTATCTTCAAGGCTTTTTAGCGCTCGTTTAATAGTCCCTCTGAAACTCGAATCACTTGAGTTATAAAAATCATAGACAATCGCTCGATTAACATTGATATGCTGCGCAAACTTTGGTATCATTCGACCACACTCAGAATAATTCGAGTTAGCCATGTTCATAGTCCGCAATAGTTGATTATTAGTCTTCACTATCCGTTTTTCCTTATTGCGTGCTAATAAATCTAAAATAAGTAGTTCAACAAGGCGAATAAAGTCTGAACCGTTTTTAAGTTTTGGTTTAGGTTTCTCGTATATCTCTTCGATAATAAACGAGTGTCCTTTTTTGGAGTATCGAAAGTAACGTTCCAAGTCCAATAGTTGATATTTTTTACCTTTACCAGCTTTAATGGGAATTTCCAACTCAGCACACAAAGCCTTGTAGTTTTTTATTACTTGCCCTTCTCCTAGATTGCTAACCTTCAATTGACCACTCCTTATTTAGATTAGAGGGGCGGTTAAGCCCCCATATGTTATGTATGTATTAAAAATTAAGCTTTGATTCTAATTCCCTTTTTACTTTTTCAAGAGGTTCACATCTCTCTACAAGTTCCACTTTAGTCATTTTTCTTTCTTCGTGATACTTATCCAAAATTTCTTTTTTCTCATTAGAAACATCGATCATTTCATCAAGAGTTGACACATCTTCTTTTAACTTGTTTAACTTTTCAATTGGGTTCATTAGTTGTTCCCTCCATCTTTATTAGTTTGCATCCAATCACCTAATACTTGTTTCGCCGCCTCATCGTACTCATCAGAAAAATTAGTTCTAACAAACTCTTGTACTTCAATTCCACTCACTTCACGATCACTATTGGTTAAATTATCGAAAACAGCTAATTGGATTTTATCATTTTCTAACGCATGGTTCAGAACATCAGATTCAATATCAGTTAAACTTTTAGTTGCTTTCATAGCTTTTCGATAATTATCGAAATATCTTTCACTAGCCTCATCGGCTCCGAATTCCACAAGACATGTCTCAATTTCATCTAAATGTTCTTGAAAATCAGGATTTTTCTTCAATCCCTTTAAATGAGCAACATAATGTTCATGTAAATCCTCATTATTTTCAAGGAATTCATTGAATATTGCATAATCTCTTTGAAGACTCTCCTTCTGTTCAATAAGCATTTTAATAAAATCTTTCTGCATTGCTACTAGCTCCAGTAATTGATCCTCATTAGTCATTTCTCTTACAACTTGCTCCATGTTTGTTGAATCTGCGTTATAAATTTTCATTTTGTTTTCCTCCATGATTTTTAATTTTATTTACCATTGACCAGTACAATAAGTACGACTAGGGTCGATCTATTACTCTCACATTGTAATCACCCCCAAGAAAAGTTAACTTTTTAAATAAAACTATTGCATGTAGCCCTAAATCTTGATATATTATTATTACAACAAAACAACATTTACCTTATTCCTCCCCGATTCATTAATACTGGGGTTCATATCAAGTTTTCAAAGAGCTATTCATTCCCAAAAATGAATACAGTAACTTTTGTCTAGTTATGTTAACAATATACTAGTCTTATTTTAGTTGTCAATAAAAAAATAATAGTTTGATAGATTTATAATAGAAATTCTTTTACATACTCCTCTTCTGTTTCTACAGTTTGATTGAATTCCTCATTTGCTACTTTAAGTGCTTCGTGATCTGATTCAGTTAAGGCTTGGTATGCTAGTGTAAATTGTGCTGCGATTGATTGGGTCAAGAATTGTCACCTCCTTTGATTAATAAAAATTATTTATCCAATGTTGTTCCCTTTTTGTTTCTCCTTCAAATTCCTCTTTAGCATTTCTTCAAGTGAACCACTCTTAATCATTTTACTCATTAATTCCGTAGTATTTAGCTTAGATTTACCTTCTTCAAATTGAGTTAGGTTCATATCAAGTAAAGTCAATTCATTACTTCTAATTGCCTTCATAAATAACTGTAATCGATATAAATTCTCTTCTTCTTTAGTTTTTATTTCTCCATCAAATTCACGTTCAAATTTAATTAACAATATATCAATTTGATCTAATATTGAAATGTCTTCCTGTAAATAAGCAGGGGGTAAACCAAAGTATTCAACTAACTGATCTAATCTTTGCTCTGGTATAGCTCTTCTTCCCTTAATCCAATCCTGAATAGTTGGCTGTGATACACCTAAAATAGTTGCAAGCTCCTTTCTTTTTACTTCAAAGGTTTCAATAACAAACTCTAAGCCAATCATAACTTCACTCCCTGACACGTTTTCGTGGCTATAAACACATATTACACCTGCCACGAAAATATGTCAACAACACCATTTGATAATATTCATTTTACTTTTTTCATCTTTTCAGAAAACGACCATTTAAACTGCCAGAGGGATCAACTTACAATATATACTCCAAAGATAACAACAAGCTCATAGCACCAGTAAACAATATAAACCACTCTATACTTTCCAAACGTCTAATGTAGCGTTCTACAAGCCTCATGCTGACACCTCCAGCCATGACATACTAGTTGTACCTGTAAAGTTTTCTGCACGCTCTCTGCGCTTCTCAGTAACGAAAACAGACAACAGACCACTATAGAAATAGCCCATGAAATCTTTCTTGATACGGTTAGACTTCAGCATGAATATAGACTGTTTGAACGTGGAGATAATAGTCTTGATGTAATCGTTTGGGCTAGTTATATTAGAGTGCTTAGCTGCAAGTAAGACCTTTCCCCATGATTTGAAGATATCGGATGCACAAAAGAAACCTTTAGCAACTCGAACGTATTCTTTAGGGATATGGTTAGGAACAAACGATTCATCTAATTGTTCAATTTTCGGCTTTTCTTTACGTATTGCTTTATTAGTATTAGATTGTTTTTCAGTTTTAATTAAGTTCGCCTTTCTGTCATCCCCCTGCTTTTCTTCACTTTTCACAACCTCACAAGGCAAAATAATGTAGATATTAGCCCCCTGCTTAGCTCTTCTAGACTTAGTAAGTGTATAAGTCTCAACTACTTGAATAACTCTCAGATCAACTAATTTAGCTATATAACGAGATATAGAACGTTCTGATAATTCAAGCTCATTTGCTAACTCAGATACTTTTCTCCAACTAACTCCAGTATGATTTTCAAAAGTAGAGTATTGAGATAATAGTTTTAAAAATTGACGCTCGTTACGGTTCAGTGATGGATTTTTACAATGTGCGTTGATATGCTTGTTCATTTCTGAAACATCATTAAACTGCTTGAATTGCTTTAGCTTTTGGAATTCATTTTGTGAAATCATAATTCTTTTCTGCATGACAAATAGCCCTCCAGTATTGGTATTTTGAAAATTTAGCGCAATACGAGCAGGACATCTTGACCTTAAATATACAGTTTTATAAAATAAGGTTAGATAGTTTGTGTCTGCTCGTTTGCAGATGTAAGGTTGTAGAAGTTGCCGCTTCTGCAACCTTTTTTATTTGGATTGATTAATTTTTTGGGACATTAACTTCTTATAGCTCATCAGTCGCTTATGACGATACGTATATGATTTTGGTTGCTTCTTACTTGGATGAATAGAACCAAATTCAGCGACTTTCTTTGTGTAATATGCGATTCTGTAAGTGATGTTTTTGTTCATTTTGATTTCTCCTTTAGAAATAAAAAAAAGAGTGCCCTTTATTATCAAAAGGCACTCTTATCACACGGTATTTAGTTGGTCACTTCTTTTTTTATTTACAAACTAAGTTTCATCACTTTTGGTCACTTTTTTACTAAAATGGTCACTTTTTAACCACTTTACACCAGCCCTTTTACCGATTATCAATCGTCTCTGGGTACAAGTCATGATTCATCATACGGTACTCTGCCATTTTTTCATACTTTGTTCCTGGCTTACCGTAATTTGTGTATGGATCGATGCTGATGCC